CTACAAGTTATCACACTGGTTGGGCAATTCCAACTAGTGGCGTTGTTACTGACGCATGGTTCCAAATTACTTCAGTTGGTTCGTCTGTTACACTTAGGGCTGGAACAACTGGAGCCGTAACTGGATTACTTACAGGAGTTGCAACAACACCTGCAGGAGTGCATGTTGGGACAATTGATAATGGTGGAGTAACGTATGGTACGCTTTTGACGGGATACGCATGGTCTACATGCGATATAGTCCCTGCAAGGGTGAACTATGCACCTCGTGCATTAAAATACGTTCACATTGGGCGTAGTGCAACCAACTTAGAATTACCTGCTGGAAACCTGTTTATCGAATACATCGTACCAGGCGCTTAATCCTGGTAGTGCCAGGTAAAGGTGCTTGAAGCGTTTAGGGGTAGCTACCTGGTTTAGGTAGTTACCCTTTTTTATTTGGGGGATTGTAATGGCAGCAACATACGATGCATCCTGTGCTACGGAGAAGGATCAAGTACGCACGTTGATTGGCGACGTTGATACTACTAATCCATTTCTTCAGGACGAAACTATTGAGTGGTATCTCACTCAAGAGATGAACATATATATGGCTGCAGCTAAATGCGCATACTCGGTATATATGAGGCTGTCAGGTGGAGGCACACTAGAAGATCGGAAGGTGGGTGAGACACGTATCAAGTATCAAGCTGCAGGTAGATTCAAAGAACTTACAAACGAGATGAGGGCACGTGGACTGAATTACCAACGTCCATACGCCGGAGGAATCTACAAATCTGATAGAGACGCTTTGTGGGCAAATACTAACAAACTAAAAGGAAATATCTCACATAATTTTAGTCGCAATCCTCGTGGACCAGGGGCTGCTACTAATTCAACAACGAGTGCGTAATGGCAGTAGTTAAAACATTAGGGAAGAAAGGTGGGTTTGCTGTAACCGTCACTGGGTTTGAAGTAACAGTAAAGTGCTTAAAGTTGTCCAAGACGCAAAAAAACCGGCTTGAAGCCTTCGTTCAAAGAGAGTGTGACAAGGTTATTGAGCATGCACAAGAAATTGTTCCCTACGACGAAGGTGATCTACATGATACTCATAGGCGTGAGAAGGTGCAAGCAACTATGCATGGAGTTGTGTATAGAGTAATAGCTGGCGGAATTATGGGGCCTAATAAGTTTGTTAACTACGCTGGCAAAGTACATGCACGTGAACCTTGGTTAAAAGAAGCTGCTGAGTATGAACTAATTGGGTATCAGGAACGGGCAGTAAAGCAGTTGCGCTGGATCACAGGATCAAGAAAGGTAGCTGTAGTAGCTTAGTGAGAAACATATGGCACACATATTAGATGACCTTGCAGCGTACTTAGACACGAACACATCTGCGTTTACACTCGGACAGAATTTGTTTAAAGGACGTTTTGGGCCTGACTTTCCAAGTACATGTGTTGTGTTATTTGAAATATTAGGATTTGAACCTCCAGCCGAAACGTATGGATCAGCAGTAAACATTGAGCGTCCGCAGATCCAAGTAGTTAGTCGTGCTGGTGCAGATGCCTACAAAGTAGCAAGAACTAATTCTGAAACTGCCTACAAAGTTTTTAGAGAAGCTTCGACATCGATTGGTGGAGTGAAGTATCACTTGTTAGATATTAGAAGTTCACCACACTATTTGGGTGAAGACGATAATAGTAGACACATGATCACATTCACTATAGATGTCTGGAAGGAACCGAGTAGTTAAAAACGATGGAAAAACAAACAAAAGATGAGTTACTGATGGCATATAGATCTGCAAAAGATTGTGTACGCCACTTAGAACTTTTGTTAGCTGAAGTCGGTTGTCCTCATCGTAACGCCGTCAATCTATCTACTATGGGGGACGGACCAAGTAAATATTATTGTAATGACTGTGGGGAGACAATCGAAGGGGTAGACGAATGAGGAAATATTTGGACCGCTCTAACGACGAGAACCTTGAAGATAATTTCGAGGTTGAAGAAGAGACTTCTCTTCCACTTCCAAATGAAGACAGCGGGTATATCGCCGTTCGAAGGATTACTTATGGAAAGAATCCTGTTGTCAAAGTACTAGTTGGTGCAATGGTACCTAATGAACTAGTTGAGGATGCGAAGATCTTTTCAAACCTTTTGTCTAAAGGGGCAATTAAGAGAGGGAACTAATGGCTTTTGTACATGGTAAGTCCGCTAAAGTATTAGTTGGGCAATATGACCAAAGTGCCTTCTTTAACAATGCTGATATATCTTGGGAAGTAGACACACCTGAGTCAACTGTGTTTGGTAATGACGATAGAACATATATTGCAGGCCTACGAAACGCTTCGATGAGTTTCTCCGGCTTTTGGTCTATGACGTCTTCTAATGCCCCTGATGCAGTCGTCCCAGGACAACTTGCTGCTACAGCTGCAACTAAAATTACATTTGCGCCAGAAGGGCTTGCCTTTGGCAATCATGTATTTGCTGGACAGGCTAGATACACAAATTACTCTATTGCTAATCCAGTAGATGGCATTGTTGGGATTACACTTGATACACAAATCACTGGCAGACTAAGTGTTGGATATTCGCTGCATAACTTAACTGCCGTAACTTCAGCTGGAAATACTGGGTCACACGACTTAGCAGCTGAGTCTTCTAGTGGTGGAATTGCATATCTACATTTGACAGATATCACATTACCAGCAACCTGCCAACTAGTAGTTACTGTACAGGACTCTGCAACCACTGATGGTGTATGGGCTGACTTGATTACCTTTACTACAATCTCTTGTAGTGTCGCAACGTCAGACCGGCAGACTGTAACAGGACAAGTAGATCGATATGTACGAGCAGAGTGGAGTTTAACTACACCATCTTGTTCTGTCGATACTGCAACATTTCACGTAAATTTCCAACAGCTGCCTCTGTAGGTGGTTAGTTGGTTGAAATAAGGAGTAAACGATGGCTTTCGAACATGGAAAGGTAACGGTATTCAAGCTTGACAATAGCGGTGGGACACTCACTGACTTGAGTGCATACTTGAATAACGTAGATTTCAGTAGAGAAATTGATACTCCTGAGTCTACGGTCTATGGACTAGACGACCGTACATACATTGCTGGTCTAAGAACTGCTTCATTCTCAATCTCTGGATTCTGGGAAACAGCAAACTTGGACGCCCTTGTAGGGACTATTGTAGGTCAAACTGCTGCACTTGAGTTTGAATATGGTCCTGGTGGGCAAGCTTCAGGAGACATCAAATACACTGGTTCATGCTATTGCACGAACTATTCAATTAGTAACCCTGTAGATGGAATTGTTAGTTTTACTGCTGACTTCCAAGTTACAGGCGCAGTATCACGTGGGACTTACTCGTAAGTTTCATAAGGAGGTAATTGAATGCGGAAGATCGAAGTTACGTTGGACAAAGTTAGGGAAATCAAATTTAGCATCAATGCTATGGGTGAGTTGGAAGACAGGTTTAACAAATCTGTCCCAGAACTGTTTGCGCTTGGTTCACCTGGAATTCGCGTTATGGTAGCTATGATGCGCATAGGACTTAAGTACGGCGGAATGAAGATCCCCGGTAAAAGTATCGAAGATCAAGAACTATTTATCGGGGATCTAGTTCAAGAACATTGGGTCAATGAAGGAAACTCTATCAGTGAGTTGATGGACAGCGTAAAAGACTCACTACAAGAAGCAGGGTTAATCCCTAAAGAAGAAGAAGCAGAGGACGAAGATAAACAAAACCCCGATATGGACACAGACGAATAATTGAGATAAGAGACTATCGGCACTGGATAGAACACGCCGAACCATTTGCACTTGGAGTTCTTAACATGACTCCTAAAGAGTTTGGTAACATGACCGTTGCAGAGTTCTACAGTAAATTAAGGGGCTTCAGTTGGGCTATGTTACTAGCCCAACGAGGCCGCGCCGAGATAATTGCAGCGGTCTACAATGCCTCAGCAAATAGAAAGCGTGGGTCATCTAGTGTCAAGGTGGACCGCCTGTGTCCTATTAACAATCCACCAAAAAATGTTTTCTTTAGACAAATTTTTGGATTACCTTGGTAATATAAATATAAATAGCAGACGGGGGACAAGCCCCCGCTGCAAAATTTTAACGGAGTCGGTAGCATGGGTATAGGAAGGCTAAGTGGAGGCATATCGAATACTCTTGTTAACATTGGGGTAAATACAAGAGAGTGGTTCTCCGGCCTTGATAAAGCACAGAAGCGTTGGGTAAAATTTGGCGCAGCTTTGCAAGTTACTGGCTTCCGTATGATGACAGTATGGGGGGCTACATTTGGAGCCGCTGGCGCATTAGTAGCTAAGTTTGGCGCTAGTTTTGAAAAGGAGTTCACAGGAGTTAAGAAAACTGTACAAGGAACTCCTGAACAATTCGATAGGTTAAAGCAATCTCTACTCGATACTGCAAAGGCTACAGGTATGTCTGCCGATCAACTAGCAGTGTTGACAAGAAAGGCCGGACAACTTGGTATCGAAACAGAGAACCTCTCAAACTTCACAAACGTATTAGCAAAGCTATCTATTGCTGCTGCAGATCTAGATCCAGAAGAGGCAGCTACAGCCCTTGCGCGTTTGATGAAAATCACTGGTACGCCTACGTCTGACGTAGAAAAGCTAGCTACAACCCTAGCGTTCTTAGGTGATAGATTCGCCACAACTGAAGATCGTATCCTAAACTTCTCCCAAAGAATTTCAGGTCTTGGTGCGGTTACTGGAATGACCGCTGTGGACATCCTTGGATTGGGCGCTGCGTTTACTGCTACTGTGCCTGGTGTAGAACTTGTCGCAACGCAGGTCTCGAAGTCTATGCAGATCTTTGTGACAGCAGTAGCTGAAGGTGGAGAAGAACTACAAACACTTAATAAGATAGCAGGGATCGACTTTAGAAAAGCCTTTGAAGAAGATGCTGCCGGTGCTATGTCAACCTTCCTACAAGGCCTTGGAAAACTATCCAAGGGAGACGCAATCCGCGCACTTAAGGATCTGCACCTAACCAACCAACGTGCTGCTCAAGCATTCCTAGCTGCAGCTAAAAACTCTGGCGAATTTACTCGGGCACTTGCAGATGCTAGGGCTGAAGCAGAAAGAACAGGTACTGCACAAAGCAAGTTGAATATGGTATTCAAAGAACAAATGGATACTGTGTTTGCTAAATTTGGACAGCTTAAAGAATCGCTCCGTGAGTTAGCTATTGTAATCTTTACTGAGTTTAGTGACTCACTTAAGTGGTTCCTAGATACAGGTAAGGATCTAGTTGAGTGGACAACAGAAGTTGCTAAAGGTTTGAGTAAGGTACCTACTTGGCTTAAAACAGTAGGTATAGCTATTATTGCACTTGGTGGAATAGTTGCAGCGTTTGTAACTACTTTAGGTATGTTAGTAAGTGCCATAGCACCATTCGCTGGAATGTTTTCTAAAGCCAAAATAGCAATGATTGCATTCTCTGGTGCAACTCAAGCTGCTACAGCTGGTCCTGTAACTGCGTGGAGTATTAAAGCAGCGGCTGCTGGGAAGTCAACAGCTAGTTGGGGTAGCATTATATTAGGTACAGGGACGAAGCTTGCTAAGTTTGGTGGACAGTTAGCCTTAGTTGGCGCAGCATTTTTTGTAGGTTATCAAACTGGAAAGGGTTACCTTATGCTATTCCCATCACTTGGGAAAGCCATGGATAAGCTTGTAGTTTCCATGTCGAGGTTCCTAGGAATAGAAAAGGAAGAAGTAGATGTAGCAGAAGATTTAGAGAGGGGTAGACAACAGGCCATTGGACAAATTCTAAGATTATCTACAACTACAGGACAGTACGCTGATAAGACAGAATTACTTGCAAAATCAAATAATGAGATAAATGAGATCCTTGCAAAACAACTGAGCGCTGTGCGAGGAGTAGAGACTGGTATTGAGAACG